CTCCTTCTATTCGTCTTTTCCAGTCTGTTTTACGATCTGATTTACATAAGTAGATAATCCTGCCACAAGAATTCCCTGTGTGATCGCGGTAAACACGGCCAGGGCAATATCCTGGCTGCCAGTGCATACACAGGTGGCAAATACATAGATGGCGCAGATCACGATGCCAACGGCGCCATTGATCAATGGAATATATTTGTCCTTCACCGTCTCACTCTGTTTCAGCCATGCGCCAGTAAAATACAGTACCACTGCCACTACCAGTAATTCCGGTTTTACATAATCTTTCACCTGCATATCGAGTCCTCCTTCTGATTTTCCAGATCCGCAATCCTGTGATTTGCCACCTTGATCTGTTCTTCCATCACCGCCTGCGTCTCCTCTAGTTTATATGTACGTTCAATCACGGTATTATGTTTATCCACTTTTTTCTCCAGCTGCTCTATCCGGTAAGCGGTCAGCTTGGCTGATGCAACCACACCAGCCAAGCTACCTATCGCGCTGCCGCACAGACCAACCAGAGCTACTGCTATCTCTGTCGGCATCCTATTCCTCCTCTGTAATCAGGTCTTCGCATTCCAGATCAATCAGAACCTGTTTTACCTGTGGTTTGATCTTGTCCGGAACCTGTGCATAGGTCTTTTTTCCCTTCACGATCAGAGTCGCATAAATCACTGCCATCTCATCTGCCTCCTTCCTCAAAAAATAATATAGAAAATCCTTAAGCCTCTGCCTCCAGAATCTCCTGCACTTCACTCCGGATCTTCTCCGGTACTTCCTCAATGGTTTTCTTTCCACTTTTAACCAATGCCGCATAAACCTTCGCCATATAACTTGCCATACCGCTTCCTCCTTACATGCTTTCATAGAGTTCTGTCAATGCCATCATGGTATTCGTCACCTGTTCCTGCAGATCCAGACTGGTTTCATATTGCTCTGTCAGTGCAAGATAAGCATCCATCAGCTGGTCATTCAGCACAGAAATCTGGTTCTCATCGCTCGGAATGTACTCTGCCTCGGTCAGGACGCCTTTCTCATCCACCACATAAAAGGTCCCATCCACGCACCGATCTCCTACGCTGACCGCATACTGGTACGCATAGGCACAGGCGCCTTCTCCATAACATGCCTGTGTGATCGTATTCGCTGATGCGTAATCGTCAAACATGGCGATGTTCTGCACGGTTCCTTCCGCGTCCACCATGATATATGGATACTTTGTTTCTCTTTTCATCTGCTCCTCCTTTTAATATCCCCAGCGGACAATACAGATCCCGGATCCGCCGGACGCTCCATAGTAAGTGGTTCCGGACCAGTATGCCTTTCCGCCACCGCCTCCACCGCCGGTATTGGCAATTCCTGCTGAAGCGGAAACACCGGCGCCGTCTGACAATGTTCCTCCCTTTCCACCGCCGCCGGATCCTCCAGCGCCTGCGCCATTATCCATGTTTCCGGAAGAGGAACCTCCTCCGCCTCCTGCATACAAGGTTCCCGATGCGTTTCCCCATTCGCGGGTCGTTGTTCCCTGTCCTGCACCAACTGTTCCATACGTCTCACTGCCATAATAAGCAGCTCCTCCGTTTCCGCCGTTAGAACCGCCTGAGCCGCCATATACAACGCCTTTTCTATAAGACCTTGAGGATCCACCGCCTGAGCCGCCAGCCCCACCAGTCTGGGAACTGCCTCCTTTGCCACCTGCCGCAGAAACTACCGTTCCAAACGAAGTGGTTCCTCCAGCTGCACCCGAAGTGGCACTTCCCCCAGCGCCTCCCGCGCCGACCACAACCGCAAAGGCCGCTCCCGGAGTAACCGCATAACCTAACTTTTGGGCTGTATATCCACCGCCGCCTCCACCGCCATTGATCTGGTTAGAGGAGGTATTCGATGTGTTTCCGGAACCCCCTGCTCCGCCACCGCCCACACAAAAGATGTCAATGCTTCTGACTCCTGCTGGAACTGTGAATGACCCGCTTGCTTTAAATACCTTGGATCCTTTTGCTGGTGTTGCCGTTGCAGTATAGCTTGTAGCGTGCACCCACTCCGCATTGCTTTTCACTGCGTAGCTAAAGCACCGGAAATAGTACACTGTTCCAGCCGTAAAACCACTTACTGTTGCGGATGATATCCCATTGGCCGCAGTGTTGTTTCCTGAGCCTTTATACCACCTCGTGCCATCAGAGATCGACGTAGGGTAAGATCCTGTCTTTCCGACGATGATAACACCAGAAAATGCCCCTTTCGCCGGATTCTTCCAGGTGAATGTAATCTGCGTGGAAGAATAAGGGGCGACGCTAAAAGACAGTACGGACTGGACCGCCAAACTACCAGTGATCTTGGCCCCATTGACGTAGGCGGTATATCCGCTCAAAATCTGTCCTGCACCTGCGTTAGCTGCCGTCTGGCTTGCCAGGCTATTCGCCTGTACTTTTCCTGCTGTTGGATAATAACCCGCCGGAATGTCTACCGAACCACCACAGTTTATGCTGGACGCTATCGCGCTTTTAACCGGAATCGTGCCAGTGATCGGATTGCCATCCTGATCGACGATCACCTTACCGCTTAGCACATCTCCGGCACCGGCAGTAATCACGTCCAGATCCGCTCCACCGCCGCCTCCCGGCATCCAGATTCTTCCCATTGGCTTACACTCCTTTCAGCCCAACCACAATGTCTGTGACTGGCTTTTTATATACTTTAAAGGTTGCAGTGCCATCTCCCAACGTTGCAGTACCGCTGGAGATCATTCCAAACGCTTTTACATAAGCTTTCTGCACTGCTTCCGATGCCCCATCCTCCAGTTCCGATACCAGGATTGCTTCTAATTCCTCTGTAGCTCCCTGGACTGTCACTGTCTGGGTATAGGGCGGTGTGGAACCGATCCAGTCTGCAGCTGCCAGCGTCACCGGTGTTGTATGGTTCAGTTGGTTCACCGCCGTATTGGTGGCATTGATATCCTTTGCCCCAAAAGCATCTCCTTCCTGGGTATAGGAAGTCTCATCCGAGATCACGGATGTTCCATCCGCATTCCCCGTGATCCTGTATCTTCTGGCACCATCATACATAGCATCTTTATAATCCGTCTTTAACATAATTCACCACCATTCAAAACAAACGACAATCGTTTTCTTCCGTTTATACAGCCTTGAATATTTCCGTAAATCAATCTGCAGGCTTCTTCTATCCGATTTAATTCCTTCCAGTCAATAAATGGCTGATTTTCATAAAAAGTCTTTCGCTCACCAACAGCAAATGGAAATACTTCGCTGCATATATGGTCTATATTGGACTCGAACCGGTTGATTTCATCTGCATAAAATCCATAATCCACATAAGTTTTATCTTCGCCCATGTCCTCAAATGAAAAATCCGGCCATAGGATGAGCGCCTGTTTCCGGATTTCATTCAGGTTTTCTTTTATACGGTTGTAATCCCCGATGTTAAAATAATCGCTGGGCTGCCAGTCTGTTTTTGGTTGCCGCCACATTACTCATATCCCTCCTTGCCTTTATGGTTCCAGATAACGCTCCGTTAAATTTTAAGGTATGCTCATAAATACGCAGCAATAAATCCGAAACATATTTATTTTCCAGAAATGTAATATCATTGGCGTCAATCCGGGGCTCCCCACGATATGTCAGATCATACTCCCGGTCTGCCCGCAGATAATCACCTACCCATTCCGCAAGATCCGCAGCATGATCAGTTCCTGATATCAATGGATTCTCCCACTGTTCAACCGTTCCTGTTGCATTTAACTGTCGCGTCACCACAGCCTGCGTGGTATGGTACTCGTATCCATTGATGATCACTTCCGTTTCTGTCTCTCCGGAGATCCCCACAGTCACATAATAGGCAGTACTGTCAATAATCTTCACAACCTCATCGCTTGCCCCTTCTATCTCATATCCGTGCGATGCCGTATTCAAATAAAACGTATGCTGTGTTTCTCCCGCCGGAACCGTTTCTTTTACGAGCTGGCGTTTTTCAATACCGGAAGAGTAAATGGTCCTGGTCACCTGCAGTTCCCGAACCTTGGACAGCTGTGTGCCTTTCGGTGTTTTGGTCAATTCTTTCCCATAGGACAACTCATAATCCGTACTATCTCCAAATGTTACCTGCTTCAAATTCACACGGTCATGTGGCACTCCCTTTAAAAATTCCATCTGCAGCTGATCAAATTCCGGAAATTCGTGACTAATAACAGTTACCTCTGACAGTGATGTCACAAAATACTCCTCCAATAACACAGCATCCAGATATGACCGCAGCACCATTTCCACCGGATAATTTTTACCAAACTCCAAGGTAAGGCCAAAACATTTATAGCGGGCTTCCAGATGAATGGTTACTACCGGATTTTCTGCAAATGCTCCGGAATCATCAGCTACATTCTCTGACACATACCCCACATCAAAATAAGTTCCACCATCTCTTGGTAAAAAGAATTGTCCAGATGAGGCATCCGTATGATTCTTTTCAACGGTTGCATAGGTACTCTTCGTTGTCTTTTCCAATATGGATGCCGCCCTTGAAAAATACGTCTCATTCTCCGAGCTGGCCTCCATATCCGGAATAAAACTGGATTTCATAAAAATATTTCCATTTCTGTCCTGATAAAGAATGCAACGCCCGGCATTGGCAATCAGCTGCAGCGCTTCCTTATGTGTTACAACCGGCATTGGATTATAAACCTTGACATCCTTGAGATAGTTATCAAGCCAGTATGTACGACTGTCGATTCCAGCGTCCTGAAAAACATCCAGTGCCAGCTCATACAACGTAATGCCATCCGGTGCATATTTTCCGCGGCGATAGGTTCCATCCATTCCATCAAAACGATCGGTCGCCGTAAAGCTCATTTCTTCATCATCAGCAGACCATTCCCTTAAATACACTGTGGTTCCCGGAATCCACTCTACACTTCCATTGTCCAGTTCCTGACCATAAATCACACTGATTTCCTGTCCATTCTCTAAAAAATTCACAGTACTTTCTTCGTTTTCAATATCATACGCACGATTTTTATTATCAATGGTAATACTGAAATCAATGGATGGAAGATCTTCCATGATCGGGCTGATCCGTTCTTTCTTAGTCGCAGAAAGGATTTTCTGATTATCAAAATAAATACCGATTCCCATTGTGATCTGATGTATCCGGAAACGACTCTGCCCATTGACCATTTGTGCCGGCACAAAACGCAGAAAGGTCGCTCCGGAAAAGATTTTCTCTGTCACAAAGTGTCCATTTTGATTCCCAGTGATCTCTACACTGCTGTTATCGGAAATAATGGAAAAATCCACCGGATATGCTTTGCCAAATTCTACCGTTAATCCTTTAATATCATACGGTATCGGAAAATGGACCTCTATCATTCCAAAAAGATTTTCTGAAACAATCCCCTGATTTAATACCACATCCGATGGATCTCTTGGCAAAAAATACATACTGCCATCGACTGCGGTATAGTCCTGATCACAGGAATCATATAATTCTTCGACCTTATAGTTGTTGAGCGGCCAGGAAAGATTACTGTAGTACGTATACTTTTCCGGATCCGGGACACTGGCAGAAGCCTGGGCTTCCTGATTGATCAACCCGATCGTGACCCTCATATAGGAATGATCGCGAAGCTGCTTTTTCATTTCCTGCTTATACGCATTACTTACTGCCTGCATTACTCCATCACCCCACAGTCTATGATGTTCACTTTGCAATCCTGATACACAGTTGGAAGACCGTCCTTGTCAAACTGGACAGGTGTAGCAGTACGGTTTCCTGGATACATCCGGATCGTTCGAAACCGGTTATTTACCATATCAGGAATACGGGCAGTTACCACAAATTTATCAAATTCCTGTAACATCGCAGCCCATGTCTGAGCATCCAGCATCTTCCACTGCAACGAATCAAACTTATATTGGTCACGGCCCACCTTCTGACCCACAAATTCACCATTCGCATTCTTACCATCACTTACATTGGTAGCCACGACCAGATTTCCGCCAATATCCGGGGCGGGAAATTCCCGTCCATTGATCATAATCACTGCCATATTCCCGCCTCCTTACGTTGTCCTCAATGTGTATCCAGATCTCTTCTCAAGATCCGTCAGTTTCTTCTTGATCTCACGGATATCAATGTTTACCGTCAGATCCAGATTTTCAATCAGGTCGATAATCTGCTTTAACAGATCCACCATCATCGCAAGATACTGGTCACTCATGCTTGCGCTATCAAGACTCATGACACGGTCTGCCATACTCTGGAGCCACTGTCCATCTGGAGAATAACTCCGTCCAGTTCCAACCGTTGTCAATGACGGCGCTGCATTCTGGGCAATGGATGCCATATGGGATACAATCGGAGTCATGCAGGATCTCATCCCATTCTGTACTGCCTGGGAAATGCCCTGGATAATCTGCTGGTTATTGGCAACTGCTGCACGACCACCCCAGCTTCCAATAAGTTCCGGATTACCATCCTCATTGGCAACGAACATCTGACCCGACTTCGGGAAGCCACCGGAAGCATGGCCTTTTACTGCTCCGGGACCGCTATTTACATATCCACTATCGTCCTCATCAGAATCTCCATCGTCCTCTGCATCCTTCTTGGCTTTCTTAAAGAGGTTCTTAGCTCCATCAGTAACCTTTTTAAATGTATTGCTGATCACATCCACAATACCTTCCAGCCAGCCTGTAATATCACTCCATACAGATTTTAGTCCATCCCAGAGTTTATTCATGATGCCACGGCCAATATCCACCATCTCATCCAGCTGAAATACATCCTTGATCTTCTGCCAGATTTCTACAAACCACTCTTTGATCGCGGTCCATTTTTCTTCAATGGTAGTTTTTACAGAATCCCAGATTTCGGAAAGCTTGTCGCGGATAGCTGTGAATACCTGCGATGCCAAATCTTTAATCGCATACCAAAGGCTCGATGTAAAAATCTTGATTGCTGTCCATCTCTGATTCCAATATTCAAAAATACCGGTCAAAATCAAAATAATAAATTCTTTGATTGCCTGGAATACAGTGTTTACAATCGCTTTCATTACATCCCAAACTGCCGCTAGGAACGTCTGAACCCCATTCCAAACCGTTTCCCATTTTCTCTTGATTGCATCTAAAGTATTGGACACAAACTGTTTTACCGCATCAATGGCCGTGCTGATCAGTTCCCTGATCGCATCCCAAATTGTCGCTGCATACTCTTTTACCGTATCCCAATGCGTATACAAAAGGACGCCAGCGGCAATCAATGCGGTAATTGCAATAATGACCAATCCAATTGGACTGGTAAGAAAGGCAATTGCTGCCCCTAATGCTGCAGTTACAGTTGTTGCGATCGCACATACAGCATTCCATGCCACTGTAGCCGCAGTCATGGCAATCTGAGCTGCGGTATCCGCTATCTTTGCTGCTGTATTGATAACAAACTGGGCCGCCTGCTGCACCAGGGCCGCTGTTCCTTGCGCCAGATTTACTACAAAATCTTTGGCATACATAGCAACAAATGCGGCTGTCTCCAGCTTATCTGCTATAAGCGCTGCTGTATGCGTTGCAATAGCGGCCGCATTTGCTACAAAACCAGCTACCATTCCAGAAAGCATTGATACGACGCCACCAGCATTAATGATGAATTCACCAAGTTTTACAACTTCCCATGCCCCAAAGAAAGCAGCAACAACTCCAATAGCTCCATCAAAGCGCGTCTGTGTTTCTGTTATCCAGTCCACAACCGAGGATATCGCTTCTTTAAATGCATCAAATACTGGCCTTGCAACAGTATCATAAGCTATATTCAGGCCGTCCCATATCTTATCAATTAATTCTTTCAGCTTATCAAATATAGGCTGCAGTTCATCTAATAGCCCCTGTATCCGTTCTTTGATCTGACCAGCATTATCGGTTATAGGCTTTGTTATAACCTGGATCAGATCCCGGACAAATTTACTGCCTAATTTTGTAACTCCCATAAAAGAGCTACTGAAAATGCCTATGATATCAGCTGTAATCTGCTTTGCGGAATCGCTCCGGAATACAGAAAAGATATCTGCTATAGCAGAAGAAAATTCTCCTGTAATCTGCCAGAGCTCGCTTCCTATATTGAACATGGAAATAATGTATTCTTTAATTCTACTTACGTTCTGCTGCAGATAAAGATCAATCCCACCAAGCAGGTTATCAGCAATGGTAGCACCGATACTCGCAACCGAACCGCTGATCTGCCCCAGTGCATACATAACTCCGTCAGCAAATTTCAATGCGGCATTCTGAACTTCCGGATCTGTGGCAATTTCTTTTATCCTGTCTTTGATAGAGCGGATGCTGTTTTGGATAGAATCGAACACCGTTGTGTCACCAAATGCATCCCAGAATCCAGCGACAAACGAAGATTTTAACTGGTTCATCAAGTCAAGGATGCCCTTCAGCTTTTCACTGACCACATCCTCTCCCTGCGAAAGGCTTCCCATATCGAAATCATCCACATCATATCCACCGCCACCTGCAGAGTCTGAACCACTGCTCCCAGCATTATCTGACGGATTAATGATATTCAGCTCATCGATCCCTGTAGATATGCCTTTCATATCCTTTGCAGCTTTCTTCGCCGCGCTTCCTGCTCCACCCGCTGCAGTCCCTGCCTTATCTGCAGCCTTCGCTACGGCTTCCATTCCAGCTGCTGCCGCTGACGCACCACCTCCACTGCGCTTCCCCATGACCAGCTCCGTAAAAGCTCGGAAAGCATTGGCCAGAGTCATCAGTTTTCCAATCAGTGTATTAATCACATGAATCACCGGAGACAGCACATTGATAAGCCCCTGTCCGACAGTGGCTTTCAAGCTATCAAACTGCAGCTTCAGGATACGCACCTGGTTCGCCCAGCCATCGGATGTTCTGGAAAAGTCTCCTGCTGCCGTTGTCAGCTGATCCTGTACAAATTTGTACCGCAGTGCAACCTTTTCCATCTCGGACATCTTAGCAGTTGTTTTTCCAAAGCCATTCTGAAGTGCGTAGGCATCCAGGGCCGTCTGGGTCATAACAATTCCCAGGTCTTTTAAGCTCTCTGTCTCACCGGTAAAAACCGATTTCAGCTTTGTGTATGCTTCATCCTGGCCGATATTATAGAAAGACGCCACATCCCCTGCCAGGCCAGTCAGTGTCGTGGACATATCATAAGCAGCCTTTTCCCCGAAGCCAAACGCTTTCGCCATTGCGCCAAAGGTACCCGTAAAGCGCTTCGCCATCGTTTCCGATAAACCAAACTGCTTTGCCGCATTCTGGGCAAACTGGTTGATCTGCTGGTTCATATGCGGAAAGGTAACATCTACCACGTTCTGAACCTCGGACAGATCAGAACCAAGCTCAATGCAGGATTTGCTAAAATCTACCAGCTTTTTTACCGCAAACACACTGGCAAACAATGTAACTAATTTTTTTACTGTTCCACCTAAGCCACTACCAATTTCTTTTGATGTCTTTTCTGATTGCTTTCCGATCCCTTTTATGTTTTTCTTTACTGCTTCAGATCCAGACTCGCTACTTCTCTCTACTTCGGACCAGGCTTTTTTCATAGCTGCAGACTGTTCCATTCCCTGTTTTCGATATATCCAAGCAATGGATGCAGCTTTTGATTTCATACTCTTATTTTGGTCTTCTAAAATCTCCTTGATTTTCTTACCAGTCTCATCTAATTCTTTTTCAACTTGATTACAGGTTTCTTGACAGTCTTTTCCCATTTTAGAAAAAACGCTTGTAAATTTCGAATTGATTTCCTTGCTGCAACTGGATATTGCTGTCTTTATCTTTCCGAGATCTAGTGATATATCAAATCTAATTTCTGCATCTGCTGCCGTATCTATCACCTGCCTTTACCATCTCAACCACCTCCGCACAGAGCTGCCATCATCCGTTCCAGTTCTGCCATCTGCTGATCATATTCCACTTGTGTCATATGCTCCGCTTTCCTGTCTCTCCATGCGTCATAAATCCTCTTCTGGTCACGAGTAAAGTGCTTGATCATGTCCTCATCTGTCTCTGAACGAATGGAAACAACTCGCCCCAAAGGAGTCTCCGGAGACAGACCAGCCAGAAGGGACCGGAACTCGTCCCAACTGACTGTCTCAAATTCTTTTGTCCGGATTCGCAACCCGTACTGCGTAAGAAAACTGGAAATGATCAAATCCCAGTCTTCAAATAAATCGTAGTACGGGTCGCTGCTCTCCCGTGCCCACATCCCCCGTGATCAGAGAAACTGCCTCCTGAACCACGATCATCAGATCCCTGAAGCTGAGTTTCATTTTGTCAATCTCGTTGCGGGTCTTTTCCTGGAACATCATGTCATAGGCATCCAGGACTTCCTGCACTCCTGGATCATCATTTCTAAGTAACCCCATAACCTTTAACATGGTAGGCGCGTCTGCGTTTACTTCCAGTTCCTTTCCCTTGATCACCAGCTTCGGATTTCCATCAAAACTCAGCTTATCCGTAATATCTACTATTTTCGCCATCATCTGTCCCCCTTCCTGTTACACGGCTTCTGCCGGAGTAAACGTTGGTTTGCCATAACAGGTTACTTCAAATTCCAACGCATCAATGGCAGTCGAATCGCCACCTCCCGGAGTGGTAACATTCACTACCACATCGCAGGCCAGCTTTGCCCCGGACGGCATTGTCCATTCAAATTTTGTCATAACATCCTGTCCAAACTTCCACGCCAGACCTGCAATGTAATCATTTCCTGTATCACCGAAGGTTCTTTTTCCTTTAAAAGCAAAGCTGAGCTTCTTTCCGGTCATGGCTGATTTCGCCCAGCCACCTGCATCCATCGCATACCATTCCTGTGTAGTTCCGTCAATGGTCGGTGCGAAATTCTCCAGATCAGCAGGTGTTACCATGTCCGCACTCTGGCTCTCTAATCCCTTGGTACCAAATTTAAAGGTATTATTGTGTACCGGATATACTTTTCCTTTTACCTCATCCATTTCTTATCCTCACTTTCTTTCATAAATCAAATCCAGCCAGATCACATATTCATATACTCCGCCATCATCGGTACCTACATCCTGTGGTTCCGGAACCATCAGACGGAGGTAAGCAATATGGGTATCTCCTATATCCAGGCCGGACACGTTTCTTAGTTTTTCAAATAATTCATACGCTGCCACTTCGCTTTCAGCTTTCCTTGTAGTCCAATGCACCAGAAGAGAAAGCCGTTTTGTGTCATAGGTGGTACACTCCAGGCCGCCAAGAGCAATACCAGGTGAACCTGATCCACTTCTTCCATACACACCAATGGATTTCTGCTGCTTGTTGTCCAACTTGCCGATATACACATGCTGATCCTCGGCAATACCAAGGGATGCAATCCATTGACGGATCTCCGTTAATTTCAGCATCATACGCCACCTGCTTTCTTGTAGAATCGTTTAAACACCTGCTGCGCAAAACCTGCAGAGTCACCACCAGGCATCCAGTCTTCATACCATTTTCCTTTTGCATTCGGGTTTTCATCCGTCTGGAAATGGTATTCTGGATGATAATACAGCCGTCTGGCATATGGGGTACTGGAAACCAATGTCACCTTGCCGTTCTCTGCCCTGCTGTAATCCACAAAGGTTGCATCTTCTTCCAGATGTCCTGTATCAAACGGCATGACCTGCGCCTGCACAACTTCTGTGTGCAGCGCTTCTCCTGTCATTTCCAGGGCCTTTACTGCCGCCTCTGTCAACTGGTTGATTCTCGGCATATTTAATTTTATTGTGGATCTCACCTGCATCAGATCACCTCCAGACTGCAATAGTTCACGGTTCCATCCGGATTCCGGTTTTTGCATCCCTGCTGGATCCGGCGCTCCTGCCCGAAGACCGTCAGACATCCACCACTCAGAGAAGGCATCTCCGGCGCAATATCACCAGGAAAAAGAGCTGTTCCTGTGATCTGGATCAGTTTCTTTTCCGCTGTCAGGATCGTTTTCGCTTTATCCTGGAAATTACACATTAGATCTGCATCCATGGAGTATTTCGGTTCTCCCAGATTACTCAGCTCCTCTGACTCCAAATGTACATGCACAGGAGTCTTACAGAGTCGTTTCGGTATCAAACATGGGTATTTCATCGTCTCACCTCGCTAAACGGCAGCACAGGCCCGTCTGACACAGCATGGCATACACATCTCGTTTCATTGCCACTCCCTTGTCTGTAAAAACATTCCAGGAATTGCCAAACTGCATGGATACGCCATTGATGCTGTAGCCCTGAAGAATGGTACTGATCTCATCCGCATTTTCCGTTTCAAAATCTGCCTGCTGGCACACCACATCCCGGATCAGTTCCTGCTGAAAGCTGGTCAAATTAGAAAATCCCCGTCCCGCAATCCGATTGTAGGTCAGGGAATCAATATGACGGCTGGCCTGGCGGAGAGCTTTTTCAAGCTCATCCTCAGGCACAATCTTCCCACAATACTCCTGTCGGTAATAATCTGGTGTTGCATACGGCTCATAGGCCATGAGATCACCTCCAGACTATGCACCGGTATATTCTGTAGTGTCCACATCCACGTATACGCTGTCCACCTTGCCGTCCTTACCATTTGGGAAGACAAATACATCAGACAGGGAACGGTTCTGATACAGGTAACCATCTCCCTCTGTGTGAGCACCTGGTGCAAAATAATAGATGCTGGAGATCTTCGGCACGATCTTGCAGGTCTGGCCGCAGGCAACCAGCACATTGATCTTATGAGCTCCTGTTACTGCGGCAGTATGACTTCCGCTATCCTCGGCAACCTTTTTCAACGGGGCAAAGCCGCCGTTTTCCGGCTCCCAGTCAAAGGCGTCATAGAAACGCTCATCATCGACCACTTCCATGATCGGTACTCCGTCAATATCCGTTACACGGGTCTCAATGCCCATACCGCCCTCTGCGATCTGGGTCATCTCAATCTTGCGGGTAAACTCTGTGGACTGTTCCAGGGCATCCATGATAGCGCTGGAAACATACATCACCAGCGTGCCATTGGCTTTATATCTTCTCAGTTTCCCCTTTCCAAGAATATCTTTCAGCATACCGAATACTTTCGCCTTCGTGTAACCAGCCGCCGCAGTGGAAGAATGATATCCCTCCTGCTTCTGCGCCTTCTGTGCCACTTTGGAGAAAAACAGGGCGTCTGTCTCCGGCACCACCTGGGTCTGCTCGAAAGTCCTGGAAATGTTCTGGATGGAAGCAGTTGCATTGGTCTCATCCACATCCGCTTTATCTACCAGGAAGGAAATATCCCGGTCATGGGTCAGGGTAAACGGTACGTCCTTCTGAGTGTAATCTCCCTTATTCCAACCACCGTTTCTGCTATGGTTTTTATATCCGGAAGTGGACATCTGCGTAAAATGGAAGGTCTTTGCGTCCAGCCATTTTACATTACTGGTTACAAACGGGGAGGTTAATGTTCCCTGCATAAGAATCTCTAACAGCTCCGGTTCCCACACCTGTGCATAGTTTAAATTTGGCATATACTCACCTTATCCTTTCTTAGTTGAATCGGTTCCATCTCTTTGTTGGAACTCCTGTCTGCTGTGTCTGTGTTGCCTGCTGAGACTGTCCGGCTCCTGCACTGCCACTTGCTGCGCCAACCTGCACAAAACCGGCTGCTCCAGCTGCCTGTGGTTTTAATCCTGGAATGTCTTCCAGGACTTTATTCAGTGCTGCTTTTAAAGTCTCTTCATTGATCTTTCCGTCCTGCCCCACTGCCTGACTGAGATCAGCCATTTTCAGGACATACGGAATGGTCTTAGAATCAATCCCAAGATCCACTGCTGCCATCACTGCCGCGCTCTGGATCTGTGCCTGTCTGGCCGCTTCCTGCGCCTGTGTTACCTGGACCCGCATAGCCCCAACATCAGGAGTATTCGCAGCTTTCTGCTGTTTGAAGGCTTCAATCGCCTGCTCTACCTCTTGCTGACTAAGTCCCTGCTGCTTAAAATACGCTTTCAGTGCGGTATCTTCCTTCGCCGCCAATGTGCCTTCCAGCATCTGCTGGATCTTGCTATAGTCGATTGCTGGTGCTCCAGTCTGCTGGTTTGTCTGATTCTGCTGCTGTGCTGGATCTCCGGCACTTCCTGCGCCCTGCTGAGTTTGCTGGTTCTGATTCTGATTTGGTTCTGCCATGATAATGGCCTCCTTTCCATTTTGGGAGTGTCACTCCTGCTGCTTTTCCATTTTCATCGGTGTCACCGGCCGCGCAGAGTTTAGAGCCATACTCGCGTTTGGGCATAAAAATAACACCCAGATCCTGCCTGCGTGTTAATAACTCAATGACTTTCTATATCTTTTTTAGATCAACTTCAATAAAGCCTGTAGCTGTGGTTCCGTAACAGCAGTATTTCCAATGGTCAGTTTCTTGGTATATATACCTTTCCACTCTGCTCCTGCCTTCCCCATATTGACCATGTTATCCGTATACGGCACAAGGTCCCCAAACATAGAACTCCCTCCACGGCTCACTAATGTTCCTTCGATGCCACCCACTAAGCCTGTTATGGCGATCTGACAAAGCGCACACCAGGATGTGCTCGTCGGAGTAAACGTTATTCTAAGAATTTGCTGTGTTCCCTGACTCACCTTGGCATTTCCAAGATAATATGTATTTACTACCTATGTAGGCTTTAGGCCGCTCTCTTCTGCCACCAGCCCCCATCCGGCCTTATCATCATACTTCTCAACCTTGATATACTTGGCGTTCTGTAACTGTGCACGCCAGTATAAAGAAAGGCCATTTTCGTACCGGATACTATCTGGGAATTCAATCTCGATCACAATGAACGATTGTGTGAGATCAATGCTCGCATAATAATTTCCTGTATCGACTGATACTAACTCCCACGTTCCCGTTTCATCATTAAGCGGAACTACATTTGTATTCTCAACAAGTGCTTTAAACCAGTAATGTTTTCCTGTTGTTCCACCATTTAAGAAATATCGCACATACGCCCCGGCAGGATATGTTTTCGTAGAACTCCAGTTTATAAAGTCAGAGCTCGCAAAAGTACCAGGTTGAGCAAAATTTATATATGTTTTGCTTGAACCATCGAATAAACTTTTTACTGCATTTTCGATAACTTCAAATTCATATCCATCAATTGATATTTTAACCTTTCCTCCACGCTGAATGGTAAAACCTTCTCCATTGATTGCGGGATTGATGGATATTGCATTCGCATTATTTACAATGCTGTTTAGACCACCTGTAAGCATCGATGCATCCAACTTTGTTTTATCTGGGTTATACGGTGTATATCCAAGTGCCTTAACAATCGCCGCACTTGTAATACTGGCATCCTTGCCATTTTCTCCATCCTTTACATCGAATGACTTGCTCCCAGCTGCATCCGTAATCGTAATACGATGTCCACCGGTAATGCTGCCAATACTCAGCGTAGGACTTACACCATCTTTTCCAGGCTCGCCTGTTTCTCCTTTGGGGCCAGCTTCCCCAGGTTTACCCTGTGGACCAGTCTCTCCAACATCACCCTTTTCTCCAGCATCTCCCTTCTCCCCACGCGGTCCCTGTGGCCCAATGTTTCCGGCTGCGCCTGCATCTCCTTTATCTCCCTTATCTCCTTTCGGTCCTATCGCGCCCACGTCGCCTTTAGGTCCAGCCGGGCCAGTTTCTCCAGTATCCCCTTTTATTCCCTGTTCCCCTTGAAGCCCTTGAGGACCTCTCTCGCCAGGATCACCCTTTTCACCCTGTGGACCAGTCTCTCCCCTAATCCCACGTTCCCCCATAGGTCCCTGTTCTCCTATTGGTCCTTGCGCTGGGATACCGGTATCAATATATCCTTTTACCCCTTCATCGTACTGCCACCATGTTCCGCCCTGTATGAATGGAGAATACCCCTTTTTGTAAATAACTGACTGCGTATTCCTCACATTCCTTGCGGCACCAGAAGCAGTTATTTTAGTGAGTTTCATGACTGACCACCTCCCAACTCAAACACGGTCTTGTCTTTTCTCTTCCGAATACATATCGAGATAATCTCAAAGAACTCTATTGTCCCATTTGAAACCAGCTTTATTTCCAGTTTTACATAGTCGCTGTCGATCGCGATCGTTTCTTCTTGGGATAATGGAAGCTGGATCTCATCATTTTCCATCACTGCTGATTTTTCATCCCACCGCTTATATTCTTTCTGATCCCCATATAAAACCGCGCTGATCTGTTCTATATTCACTATGTTCTCATCAAATTCAAGAATGATGGGTTTGTTATCTCCCTGAATCAAACATTCCAAATGATGCACCTCCACTTCTCTAGGGTACAAAATTACCACCGGCCTACTGACTGGTGGTATTTATTGACCTTGTTCCCAAGCCCAATTCTTCACTTTTTTAAACGCTTCTATAGCTTCCTGCGGAACACCTTCAAGCTCGCCATCATGAATACATTTTGCATACGGCTTATAAGTTTCCATCGCCTTTTGAATCTCCTCCGGATACTTGCGAATTACCATGTTTCTTCCCTCTTCGATGTTTTACCATATATTCAGCTTCAACTTCATCATACCTATCAATCCAGAACATTTGATCTGCGTAACTGCTTATGTTGCTTACATTGTACTCCGTGATACCTGCTCTGTCAATTGTCTTCTTTGCTTCTTTACAAGCATTCTCTATATATTTACCATAGTTTTCTCTTGTAATTTCACCGTATCGTTTTCTAAAATTTTCGGCCTGCTTCATATGCCACATCTCATGAAATTCAATATTTCCTTGATCTTTAATCACTTTACTGTCTGTAATCTGAGGGATATAGAAAACTACATTTTGTATGGCGTCATATTTCCCATACGCTGTAGGCATTTCATCTGGCGAAACTATAATAATTTTAGGCTTTCTCTCCAGCGAAACTTCCCACTCTTTTAAAGCCTGCTCCGTTCTCTGATTCAATGTATGCAACGCACGAGGTTTTATATTCGTCTGATCGGAAATGTAAATCTCTGAATAGCTTTCAACTCGCTTAATGTTTATTTTCTGCTGCTTAATAAATGTTGTTGATGCTTCACCTCTGGCAACTGGTCTGTACGCCTGATCTTTCCACTCTTCCGCTTTTATCTGGTATTCTTTTTGATTTTCACCATCCAAAGAATATTCCGCCAGCCTCCCATACTTTTCCGCCTGGTGCTCTGCATACTGCTCTCTGGCTTCATCCTTGCTCTGCTGCCCGATCGCTTCCAGCTCTTCCTTCGTCCAGGTATCGTCCGCTGTAGAGATACCGGGAAAATATGTAGTGTGCGAATCCTTACATCGTGGATGATAAAGCCCTTTGCTGATGGCATAGCTCATCAGAGGATATTTCTTCCCGGTCTCTGGATCCACGCCATCACTCCGACCACCGCTCCACACATCATCGATCAGGACCTTACCGACAAAGGGGAGGCACTTGGGACATGGATTTCCGCGCTTTGCCATGATGACCGTGGTCACTCCCCATTCCTGGCGTTTTTCACCCTCGCCCTGCAGGTACGCCCGCTTACTTGCTGTCCGAATTGCCATATCCGCATAATCGGCTAGGGTATGCCTTGCCCCGTTTGCGTACATCACACAGTTCAGCCCTCTGGAAAGCATGTCCTTGGTAGCCATATCCACCGCTTTCTCATAAGTTCCTGCGCCAGTATTCGCGTAAACCTGGGCATTAAAAATGGCTTTCCGGTAATCGTCATTAGCCTTGCGGAGTACTGCAGTTTCCGCTTTCTCCATATCCTCCATGGTTGCTTTGATCAGTGCTTCCAGCTTCCGGTCATTCAGTTTAAAAAACTCAGCAGACATGGCCTGATGTGCAGGAGATTTATTTTTTCCGTGAACCTTCCAGCCTTTCTTTATGGCCTGGAGGATTCGGATCTCCTGCTGCATATTCCCTTTCTGCCTTGCCTGCCGGATCACTTCCTCAATCTGGGCGTTGATACTTTTAAATTGCTTCTGATACTTTTTCTGGTTATTCTTCTTATACTTTTCCAGGGCTTTCAGCTGCTCCGCCTGCCACATGGACCAGTTATAGCCTTCCTCAGTCTCTTCTGCCCGGTGCCGGTCCATATTCCGGATCATGGAAGACATCAGCTCATATTCGATCCGTTCAAACGCCTCCGCAAGATCATATTCGTCATGTTGCACTCATCAACGCTCCTTCCGCAGCGCCCTGTCCAGCAGAGTTTCGCATCTGACCATCGTTTGACAATACCGTAAATCCTTGATTTTTAAATCCACGGATCAGATTTTTCAACTGGGTCTTGCTCCTGCAATGATCATTTCTCAGTTCTGCATACCCTTTTTTCTCAATCGCATACACCCCAAACGGAACCTGCTCACTGGCTATCGCCAGAAGTCCCTGGTACTCTGCCAGGCTCATTCTGTACATCCGGTTCATTACCTTGACCTGCATTTCCTTCCCCTCCTAGACTAATATCAAAAATACCGGCAGCCATATTGACTCCCGGTTCTTCTACCTCTGCAATTCCCTGTTCCGCTTTCAGTCGAGCGATTTCCTCCTGTTTCCACTGCTCATCCCTGGAATCACCGTAAAGTTCCTCCACCTGGGCTTCTACGCTCATCAGTGCCACACCAGGACGTGCCTTTGCCATGGTCTCCACCTGGCTCTCAAAGGACGGATTTGCATATTCTCCAAAAGGAATGTCTACCTTCACCTCTTCCACCGGCTGTCTGATCAGGATGTTGTAAGCATTCACAGCAGCACCGACCACCTTCGGAAGTGTTTCCTGCATTGCTTCCACAATCGCGTTTCTGGTATACAGCGTGGTCTTTTCCTTTTCCCTCTGCGCCTCTGCATTATCCAGTTTCTTGGTGTCAATGCCAAGAGTACTTGGACTGATGATGCCCTGCAGGCACAGATCCAGCGCCGTCACATAAGATGCCAGGTAACTGTCATGTGGGATAACCGGTTGATCGGTCTGTACTTTATTTTCTCCCTTTTCATCCATGTTGTTATCTCCAGCGAAGAAGCGGTTATCAAATGGATTGGGCTTCATTGGCTCACCAGTCATCGGGTCTTTCGGTACCAGGCAGTCCGGCACATACGTTCTTGCCCTGCCGGCCCGAACCGCATCCATCCACTGGGACCACACTTCATCAAACGTGTCAAAACTGTCCAGTTTCCCATCGTAGATGGAGCCGCCACGTCCTTCATATTTTGCAGACTCATACACATACACCGGCACCGCCAGGATGATCTTATGGTCAAACTGCCAGTCTGTCAGATCCCCGGTCTGTTCCAATACCTTCAGATCGACCAGCTTCTCATCCAGATACAGTTCATTGATGATATAACCATATCCATATCTCTCATTCAGCACATAACGCCGCCCCTTCACGTCATAAGGAGTTTTAAAGATTACTTCATGCACCCGGTCTCGCTGATATATGATCTCGATCCGTTCGCCCGGGTACCATTCCAGAATGGGATATTCGCTTACTGCAGTGTCTATGGTCACTTTGAAGGCCCCATCTCCAATGTACAGGATTTCTTTTAATGCCTTTTCCATTTTCTTCCGGAAATGGTTCTGCTCTTCTATGGACTTCCAGGTTTCTTCCTGCTTATCGCTGTCAAACTCAAAATCATTCATATCTGACAGCACGATCGCCGTCAGGACCTTGACGATCAACTGTGGCAAGCCCGTATGGATCTTGCGCATATCCATTCCAGGGGTGCTTTTACTGGCCCAGAACTTATATTCGTCCGCGTATTCCGTCAGACTTTCATACAACTGTTCCAACTCATTCCCATCACCACGGTACCAGATCCGGTTGCGGATCGCATTGGTCTCAAAATCCATCATTTCCCGGATCTGGATATCGTACGGATTCGCTGGCTGGATCTGCAGCCAGCTTCTTACACCACGGCGAATATTGTCACTCATCTTTTCCAACCACCTCATTTCTTATCCTCCTCAAAACCTATCATGGACCGGTAGGGAATCCAGCCGTACTGGCTGGCATTGATCGTATGGTCATTCCGGTCTTCCGGTTCGTCCTTATCTTCTTTCCAGCTGTATTTTTCAAGTTCTGCCAAATGCTCCGGACATTCATCCACCACCAGATAACACCCCTGCTGGATCCAGCCCAGCTGCAGCTTAATACGATCCAGGATACACAGCTTTTTATATGCGTCCCAGAAATTGTAAAGGCAGTTGTTCAGCCGCTTATACTTTTTCAGTTCCGTCATCGTTGCCTGGTCAGCGTTATCAATATACACATCTTTCGCAAATCCCCATTCATCCCTGCACCGCTCCAGAAACGCTACCAGTTTCACCGCCGTATCACTGGGCGCAATGGGATTTTCTAAGTTCGCATTGTTATAAACCTTTTCTGCCAGCGTGATCAGATGGCGGTCTGTTGTGATCCCCTGAAATAGCATGGAAATCGTATCCGGGGATTTACTGG